TGGTGTTGAACTAATTGTAAAACTACAAGCATACTCTGCTAAATTTGCAATGCTCGCTTCCTGGTATACTAATGTTAAGAAAGATGAACGAGCAAAGAAGAATATATACTATTCAGCTAAAGAAGCAACGGATAGACTAGTGGACGCATTAAAATATGCAGTTAGGATTAACAATGGCTAAGAGCCTTATTAACAAGTTGGTTGAAAAACCAAAAAAGAGTGAAGAGAATTTAATTGATAGTCAAGCAATTGTTGACAAGATTAAAGAAGGATATGCTTTGCAAAGAAAAGCATCTTTTAAAAAGAGAGATAGCTTTACCCCGTCAACACTAACGTATGGTGCAGGTAAGTGTCCTAGATTTTGGTACTTATGGTTTGAAGGAAATGAGTCTGATGTAAAAACAGACTGGTACTCAGTTGCAAATATGGATAGCGGTACTGATCGTCATGGTCGTATTGAAAAGGCTATGGAGTCTGCTGGTATTCTAGTAACCAACGAAGAGCGTTTATCTTATATAGACCCACCTATTTCTGGTAGAACAGATGCAATTATTAAGTGGAATGATATGGATATTCTTACTGAAATTAAAACACTTAATGAAGATTCTTTTCATTATCTAAATGTCAAGGGAGAAGCAAGAAAATACCATGTTGAACAACTTCTAATCTATATGAAGATTCTTAAGAAGAGTTTTGCATTCCTTGTTTATGAATCAAAGAATAGTCACGAACTTTCTTTGTTCCCGATTAAACTAACTGATCATTACAAGAACTTTATTAATTACTTTTTTGATTGGATGAGAGAAGTAAAGAAAGCATCTGACGATGGTCTTCTTCCTGAAAATCCTTATCGCTCAAACTCAAAGGTTTGCAAGGGTTGTGATTTCGAAACAGTATGTCGCACAAAGCCAAAGGGTGATATTAAAATAGCACCAAGGAAAGACCTTGAGTAAATTTTGTAAACTATGTGATAATCATTTTGAAAGCAATAATAAGAATCAAATCTATTGCTCACCTGAGTGCAGGGCAACTGCAACAAAGGAAAAGATTATGCAAAGATACAAGGTTTCAAAGGTTAAGTCTCGTGCTACAAAATCAAGAAAATGTGCTGGTGGGTGTGGTATAGAAATTAGTATTTATAATGATATTGGATTTTGTAATAGCTGTATGATGAGTAAAAGAAAGCTTGACCAAACTTTAAAAGATATAAAAGGATTTTTTGATTATGACCAAACCTAGTTGGAAAGATATTGGAAAGCCAAAAAGATTTATCTCTATAGATGCTTCTTCTACTTCTGCTGCCTTTGCAATATTTGAAAACAATGAGTTGGTAAAGTTTGGAAAAGTTAATTTTACTGGAAATGATCATTATAAAAAAGCTGGAGATGCTTGTAAAAAACTTACTCCACTCTTTAAAGATTTTGATGTTCAGGCAGTAGTAATTGAAAATACTATTTTTGCAAATTCTCCAAAGACATCAATGCAGTTAGCCCTTGCACAAGGAGCAATTGTTAGTGCAGCTTACATCAATGGCGTAAAAGACATATATCCCTGCGTACCAGTTGCCTGGCAAAACTGGATTGGAAATAAAGTTTTAACAAAGGATGAAAAGCTTGAACTAAGAAAGCAAACTCCTGGTAAGTCAGACTCTTGGTACAAAGGAAAAGAAAGAGAGTTTAGAAAGAATAGAACTATTAGACTTGTTAACATAGAATTTATGACTGATGTAGACGACAATGATGTTGCAGACGCTATTGCTATTGGATGGTATGCAACAAATAATTGGAATAAGATAAGTAAACTTGACTTATAAAGGATATAATGATACTATGAAAATGTATGCTAACGAAAACTGGTTAAGAAAAAGATTCTTAATGGATAAAAAATCTCCAGAAGATATTGCAAAAGAATGTGGTGTTTCTGTTGAAACTATTTATGTGTACCTTGGAAAATTTGGATTAAGAAAAAGCAGGAGAAAATAATGGCTGAATACCCGTCACAACTTTTTACAGATAAGAATGAAGACAGGATTAAAAAGATTCTTGAGCTTTCTAAGACTGCCCCAGCTGGGTATAGTATTCTTGCTGCCTGTTTAGAAATTACAGAAATGTTGTTAGAAAAAAATGTGGCATATGGAAACTCTGCTCTTAATCCTATTCGAATCTTTAGCAATGCAGATGATATGGAGCAGTTAAATGTTCGTATTGATGATAAGTTAAATAGAATTAAAAACAAAAAGCTATACGCAGGTGACAATGATGAAGATGATTTAATTGGGTATCTATTACTAAAGAAGGCTAAGAAGCGTGGCTAAAAAGAAAACTATATTTAATGACAAGTTTGAAAGAAAATCTTTGATGGTAACTGAAAGTGGTCACGAAATAAGCGAAGGAGACCTTATAAAGATTGCTGGAGAATATGGTGCTACCTTTAAGTTCAAAAGTCTTGTAAAAAATCCTGCAAATGGTGTAGAATGGATAGACTGCTTTCAAATGTTTAAGGACATATCTGGACCAACAAGGTCTTTTTATCCTGACAGAGTAAAGGCAGTAAAGAAGAGAGGTAAGCGTGTCAAGCGAAGCAGCGTTAGTTAATCATTTAGACCTTGTTAACAAGGTTGCTTCAGAGTACCTGAAAGGATCTGATGCCTCAGAGATTTCAAAAATACTTGACATTCCAAGAGTAAAAGTTACTGAACTTCTTACTGACTGGAGAGTGATGGCTGCTAACAACCAGGCAATTCATGCTCGTGCAAAAGAGGCACTTGCTGGTGCAGACCAACATTTTTCATCTTTAATTAAAAAAGCATATGAAGTTATTGACTCTGCAGACACTACTGCAAACTTAACAGCAAAAACTACATCTATTAAACTTATTGCTGATATCGAAAGTAAAAGACTTGAGATGTTGCAAAAAGCAGGACTACTTGATAATCAAGAACTTGCTGATGAACTTTTAGAAACAGAAAGAAAACAAGAAATACTTATAAGTATTCTTAAAGAAGTTACTTCATCCTGTGAATCTTGTAGACCAAAAGTTTTAACAAAACTTTCTCAAGTTAATGAGGGTGGGGTAGTTGTAATTGACAATTGATATTAGCGACTTTATGGAGGCTCTTGATGAGTCACCGTTTTCAGAAACCCCCGTTGACGTTGTAACATTTGTTACAGGCGAAAAGTATTTAAATCAACCAGACTTGTCAGAGTATCAATATACTCTTGTTGAATGTATGAGCCAAATCTATCAAGAAAAAGATATTATTAGATATATGGGTGAAGAAGCTGGCAAAGAACACTATAAAAAATATACCAAGAGTGAAATTATTATGCAACTTGGAAAGGGTAGTGGAAAAGACTATACCTCTACAGTTGGATGTTCTTACTTAGTTTATAAATTGTTATGCTTAAAAGATCCTTCAAGATATTTTGGTAAGCCATCTAATGATGCTATTGATATTATGAACGTTGCTATCAATGCTCAACAGGCTAAGAATGTTTTCTTCAAAGGATTTAGAAGTAAGATAGAAGGATCTCCGTGGTTTGCAGGAAAGTTTTCTCCACCAAAGATTGATAGTATTGAATTTGATAAAGCAATTACTGTGTACTCTGGTCACTCTGAAAGAGAATCTGCTGAAGGCTTGAACTTAATGCTGGCAATTCTTGATGAGATCTCTGGCTTTGCAATGGAGTCTGCAAGTGGAAACGATCACGCTAAGACTGCTGACAATATTTATAAAGCATTCCGTGGATCTGTTGACTCTCGCTTTCCAGACTTTGGAAAGGTAGTTCTTCTTTCATTCCCTCGTTTTAAAGGTGACTTTATTTCAACAAGGTACGAAGATGTTATTGCAGAAAAAGAAACCATTGTAAGATCGCATGAGTTTATTTTAAATCCAGCACTGTCAGAAGATGACCCACAAAATAAATTTACTGTAGAGTGGGATGAAGACCACATCAACTCATACAAGCTTCCTGGAGTCTTTGCACTTAAAAGACCAACTTGGGAGATTAATCCTACAAGAAAAATTGAAGATTTTAAATTAGCTTTCTTCACAGATATGCCAGATGCATTAATGCGTTTTGCCTGTATGCCAACTACCTCATCTGATGCATTTTTTAAAAATAGGGAAAAGCTTGGAATGGCTTTTAAAAAACATAATCCGATTGATGTTTCTAAAAGAATCGAACAATCCTTTCAACCAGACCCAGACACAACCTATTACGTTCACGCTGACCTTGCACAGAAGCACGATAAGTGTGCGGTATCAATTGCCCACATTGATAAGTGGGTAAGTCTGCAATCATTTAATGATTATCAACAGATTGTCCCATTCGTTGTAGTTGATGCGATTGTGTACTGGGAACCTAAAAAAGAAGGTCCAGTAGATTTATCAGAAGTAAAGAATTGGATTATTAACTTAAGAAGACTTGGTTTTAATTTAGGACTTGTAACCTTTGACCGTTGGAACTCTTTTGATATTCAAAGAGATTTAAGTAGTGTTGGAATTAAAACAGAAACTCTTTCTGTAGCTAAAAAACATTATGAAGACTTGTCTATGCTTGTTTATGAAGAAAGAATAGTCTTACCTCAAATAGATTTGTTACTTGAGGAAATGCAGGAACTTAGAATTATGAATAATAATAGAGTAGACCACCCAAGAAAGAAGTCCAAGGACCTTGCAGATGCTATGTGTGGCTCTGTATATAACGCAATTAGTCACACAAGAAGAGAAAAAATTCAGGAAGTGGAAATTCATACTTATCAGTCTCGTCCAAAAGTTGACAAGGATGATGAAAAGATGATAAAATCTAAGCCTGAGATGACGGAAGATATTAAAGAATATCTTATGAATTTTAATTTAATTTAGTAGAAAATGGATCTAAGTTTATGAAAGAATATTTAGCAAATAATGACATTTGCTTTGATGATATCTTAATGGTTCCACAATATTCGGAAGTAGTTAGTAGAACAGCCGTAGATTTAAAGATGCCCGTTGGTGGCTCTACCTGGCTAGACTTTCCAGTAATCGCATCTCCAATGGACACAGTTTGTGAAAAAGATATGGCTATTGCAATTGCTGAATCTGGTGGAATTGGAATTATCCATAGGTTTATGTCTGTAAAAAAACAAATAAAAATGGTTAAAGAAGTAAATAGTTATAACAATCTTAACCTACCTGTTGGTGCAGCACTATCAAGTACATTTCTTGAAGAGCAGGTAGAAAAACTTGTCTCTGCTGGAGCTTCTATGCTTTTAATTGACACTGCAAATGGTCATAGTAAAATGGCAATTGATGCAACAATAAGGTTAAAAAATATTGTTGGAAACGATATTCATATTATGTCTGGGAATGTTGCAACAGCAGAAGGATATATTGCCCTGGATGCTGCAGGTGCTGATTCTATTAGAGTTGGTATTGGTGGCGGCAGTATGTGCACAACAAGGATAGTATCTGGTCATGGTATTCCAACACTATCTTCAATTATAAACGTGCGAGAGACAAAAGATAAGTTTGGCTTAAATGCTGCCATTGTAGCAGATGGTGGAATTAGAAATACTGGAGATATGATTAAGGCATTTGCAGCAGGAGCAGACTCTGTAATGCTGGGCTCAATGTTGGCTGGTACTGATGAATCTCCAGGGTCTTTAAATTTTAAAGGTAATAAAAAGTTTAAATCTTTTAGAGGAATGGCAAGCAAAGAAGCTAATAAGGATAAAGACATTGCAGTTGCAGAAGGAGTATCTACAATGATTCCATATAAGGGATCTGTAAAAGATATTTTTAAAGATATCAAGGGTGGAATTGGAAGTGGATGCTCTTATAGTGGGGTAGATTTCCTTTGCAATCTATATCAAGAATCTATGTATGTAAAAGTTTCACCACTAACTGTAAAGGAGTCAATGCCACATGGAAGATAATGAAGAAATGAGTAGCGAAGAATTATCAGAAATGATTGAGTACTTAATTGAAGTAGGTGCTATGGAAATTATGGGGTATGATTCTATATCAGATCAGTTTACATACAAGGTAACTTCAAAATGTAAAGAACTTTATCCAGAATTATATTATGCACATTATGAAGCCGTTGGAGAAATGGCTAGTCAGTTGTGGATGAAAGATGTTGTAGACATAGTGTTTACTGAAGGACAAACCGTTGTTGGAGTTACTCCAGAACAAGTAGAATATATAAAAGAAAATATAAGTACTTTTTCTGATGATGAAAGATTTTTTCTTGAAGTATTGCTAAATCATTATGAGCAAAAATAGGATATAATATTAGTTGTGGATATTATTAAATCAGCAGAATGGGAAGGCGAACCCCTTTACAATATGCTTTCAGAAGATGAAAAAGCCTTTGCAGATTCTTTGTTAAAATTAACAGAAGAGCTTGGACCGCTAGATCAATCAGAGGGGATCTGGATTGGTTATGAAGATGGTGCTAATAATGAAAATGCTTCCATTGGGGTAAAGTGTGGAAACTGTGCACTTCATAAATCTGCAGTTGCTTGTGCAATTATTTCGCAACAGATTGAAGAAGAGGGTGCTTGCAGACTTGCAGTAATTCCAGATGGGTATGTAAATTCTGATATGAAAAATTCTGGAGAAGAGTTTGAAGAAATGATTCCTGAAATGTCAAAAGCCGATTCAGTTAGAGTTGGTCAAATGGTTTCTTGGAATTCAAGTGGCGGAACTGCTAGAGGAAAAGTAGTTAGAGTGGTTAGAAATGGCTCTATCAATGTTCCTAATTCTGATTTTACAATTACAGGAACTCCAGATAATCCAGCAGCACTTATTAGAATTTATAGAGATGGTAAACCAACAGAAACTTTAGTTGGTCATAGGGTAGAAACTTTAAGGGTATCAACTTCAAAAGCACACCACGATGATGTTATTGGAAATGATGATGTTCCAAATACAAGAGCTCACTCAATGGAAGATTGTGATGACAAAAATTGTCCACAGCATTCAATAGGTAAAAAAGATTACTCTGATAAAGAAAGGCAGATGTTAGCTCGTAGAGACATGGCTTTGCCTGATGGATCTTTTCCAATTGTTACTGCAGCAGATTTAAGTAATGCAGTTCAGGCAGTTGGTCGTGCATCAAATTATGCAAGGGCTCGTAATCATATTATAAGAAGAGCTGAAGCACTTAACAGAACTGATTTACTTCCAGAAGAATGGAAGCCAAAGTCTGAAAGAAAAAAATATGATATGGAAAAAAGAGATGTGTCAGATATTGATTTAAAGCCAACTGAATCAATGGCAAACAATGCAAAAAGAGGTTTAGAGCTAAGAGCTAAGTTTGGTAGAGGCGGAACTGCAGTTGGAGTTGCTCGTGCTCGTGATTTGGTAAACGGTAGAGACC